ATCTGGCTGTCGCGTGCTTCTGATTCTTTGTCGAGCGACTTCTGTACAAGGTCGTCATATTCCTCGGATGCCTTCATCCGCGATTGCTGAAGTTCAAGGTACGCCTTGGATTCATCGTCGCGTTCCTTGCGGCGACGAGCGGCCTGCTCATTGTCTCGCAGGCTCTGGGACAACTTGTTGAGCCGCGTGATTTCCTCTTTGAGCTTCTCCGGGTTTGTGCCGGTGAAGAACCCTACGGCACGATCGAGCGGGTTCGTTTCCTGTGCCGTCAGTTCGCCGGACAGCTTGTTGATTTCATCAGAAATCGACTTGATTGATTCGGCCTTCTTGGACAGGTCCAGACTCTCCGCGAACCTGTTGGCCTTCTCTGTGCCGGTTTCCAGTGCGGAAATGACCGATTCGCGGATAGCCCGGCCAAGTGCGTACATGCCCGTTGCGACACCGGCAACAATCGTGAACTTGCCGATGAGCCCCTGAACCTGCCCGACCGTATCTCCAAGGGTCTTGTTGAGTCCCTTCAAGCCGCCTTGCAGCGGAGCCTCGGCACCTACGGCCTTCTCGCCCGCCTGCCCCATCTGCTTCAGTGCTTCAGTCGATGCGGTCGCCGCTACGCCCACCTTCGCAACGTCCGCAGCCGCCTGCGTCGATGCCGCACCAACCTTGCCCGTCGATCCTTCGGCTTCTACCTTGGCCTTCGCAGCGGCAACCGATGCCTCCAGTGGGGAGGTGTCGCCAGTTACCTGAATCTCTACAGACCCGTCTTTGCCGCGAGTCGCCATTGTGCCCCCTTACGCCACAGTGATCGCACCAGCCGCCCGAAGCGTTCCGCTTACCCGCACGACATCATCCATCTTCCACGCGAGGTTCAGCCGCGTCCAGAAGAACGGGCCGGTGTACGTGCGACCAGATGCCACGGTCAGGACGCAGGTGTTATCCGCTGTGCCGTCGCCGTTCAGGTCCCACGCCGGTTTGGTAATCACACCAGATGCCGCCGTCAGTCCGGGGAGAGCCGTTCCCGCCGTCTGCGTCAGGTCGCCGGAGCCCGTGAACGAATACACCAACTGCGACTCGTCGCCAATGCGGACGGTCTGAGTGTAACGCGGGGCCGTGATGAACCCGGTCAACGTGGGATCTGCTACGCCGTCCTCTCCCAGTTTGAACGTCACCGCCGATGCCGATGCCGCTGAACTTGGAAGTGTGGGCGGGGTGGCATTGTCCGCAAGGCACGTGTAGGACCCGCCCCATCGGCCCGTGCCCTTGGGACGGAACGCCCGCCAGTTGCCCACGGCACCCGTTGTAGCGGTCGCGTCGAACTCACCAAACTCGATGTTGATGTTGAACGCGGTCACGTGCTTGACGTACCCGGCTGCGAACGTGATGAGCGAGGTGATGCCAAGCGGGCTTGCGGCACGCGGGTAGATGCCGTTGAAGTCGATGGTTGCCGACCGCAGGCCAGCGTTCATCGTCATGAAGTTCACGGCGGAACCTGTCGGCGTGGTCGCGTCGTATTCGTTGCTCTCGATGTTCAAGGTGGCAACGTCCGCCGCAACGCGGAGCGATGTTCCCAGCAGGTACAGCAGGTCGCCACTTCCCGCCGTGCAAGTCAGGTTGCCAAGTTCAGATGTCAGCGGCCAGTCTGCCATAGGTCAACTCCTTACGGGTTCGCGGCGATTGCCGACACCCTGAATGCCATCTTCATCGTCGCCATTACCACGTTTTCACTCACTATCGTTGCGTCATTGTCCTCAACGATGCACGTACTAGCCACAGCGGAATACCCGTTCGTTGGCAGAACCAGCCGATGCCGGTTAAACCCGTAGGTAGGCACGCGGCCATTCTGCAGCACCGCGTTCCCGTGCAGGCGGTCGAGTGCTGGCAAGAGCGATGTGCCGATGTACGCCGTCTGCGATGATTCATTCAAACGGTCGTAGAGGTTGAAGGTCGCCGTGCAAAGGAACTCGTCGCCCGTGGTCGTGTTCTGCTGCTGCATCGCCACGCTGAAGACCAGGTAGGGTCCGGTGATCGGCGTAGGTGCCGCAAACACGGTATACGCCCCGCCCGTGATGAGATTCCACGCCCCACCGTTGTAGAGCCCGCCCGCGCCAGTATCCGCCTTCATGCGGTCGTAGATCGCTTGGTAGATCGGTGCGAGGATCATGCGGCCCCCTTGCTGAGAACTTCCTTGACAGCCGCTTCGAATGCATCGGTAGCCTTGACGTACAAGGCCGCGTTCTGTTCAGCGGGCCGCATGTACGGGCGTGCCGCGATGGTCACGGACTTTTTCAGGATGAACATCATCTGCGAGCCGATGAGCTTGGTGGCGTTCTTTGACTTGCGGGTCAGATGCTTGACGAGGAACAGCCGCCCGGTCTTCGTGCGGAGGATGTGCATCGGGGTCGCGGAGTTGCGAAGACCGCCAGCCGTTCGCTTCTGGAGCCGCTTGGCTTCCGCGTTCAGAGGAACCGGCAGGAACCCGCCAGACTTCGCCCGGATGGTCCCGCCAAACTCCATCATCGCCGCGTACTTGACCTTTGACGTATGGATGATGCTCTTTCCGTTCTTTGCCGGAAGTGCCGTTACGCTGTTGCGAAGCGTTCCATTCTGCTGGCCCGGAGGCTGGCCGGGAAGCGAGTGTGTACCTACCGCAGTCTTGGGCATGCTGTCCTTGATGAACGCCTCATAGACCAACGCCGCACGGTACACGCCCGTATTGACAGCCCGCTCGAGTTTCGCCTTGAGTCGAGCCGTGTCCACGGTCATTGTCACCTTGCCCACGTTCATCAGTTCAAGTCCCTCGATACTACCAGCTTCTTCAGCACGCCCATGCTGCACATGTCCTGCGGCTTCCCTTCGATGCGGTACACCACGCTATTGATCGAAATCTGATCAGCTGGCGAACAGTCCCACGCGGCCCCGGTTGAATCGGTCGGTGCCAAGAACAGGTCGAACATCTGCGTCGTCGTGTCACGCCCGTACACCAGACCGTCCGCCGCACTTGTCGGCTGCATCGCACATGCAATTTCAATCGGATCGGGTGGCAATGACCCGTACGGGATTCCGCTATTCGCCGTCAGCCATGTCTTGTTGTCCAACGATGCCGTCATCGTCAGCAGGTGCCACGGGGTAGATGCCATTACGCACCCCCCGTCACGTAGCCACGCAGCAGGCTCATGCGGATGTCATCCACCCGCTTCTGATCCGCGAGCGTGTACGAATACTGGCCGATGGTTTCAGACTGTACCGCCATGTCACGCCCACGCCCGTTGTACAGCATGTCCGCCAGCAGGCAGCACGCCTTCTGCAATGCTCCAGGGATGGTCGCGTAGCCGGCGACGTACACCACCGTGAAGTTGTTGAAGCCTTCCTCGAATCGCGGCGACGGCTTGAAGTCGCCACCCTGCCCGAGGTACGTCGCCGAGTACGACGCGAACCGGCTGCGTGCAACGTCGATCCGCGACAGCAGGCCCGAATCAGCATCGACGCGGTACGTGCTGGAGTCCAGTACCACGCTCTGCCCACCCGCGTAGGTCTGCGTCACCGAGGTAATCGACGTAACGGGCCGTTCGCGGAGTTGGATGATCGCATCGTCAGGACCGCTGTAGTATTCCGTCCGTGTCGCAGACTCGAAGCCGTTGGTCCCGTCGCGGCTGCAATAGTCGCGGATGTCGTTCGACACCCAGCCGAGAATCAAGTCGATGAACGTATCGTCCGCCGTTCCGGTGATGCCTCGCCAAGATTTGTAGTCGGTGCGTGAGACAAGGAACGCCACGGGTATCCCCTTAGTTGATGATGCTGACGTAGAGCGGAACGGTGCCGGTGGAAACGTTCGCCGCGGTGGACACAAGCACGATGATCGCCTTGGCCCCACGCAACTGATAGCCCATCGCACTGGTGGCGGGCAGGACCGATGACCACGCAAAGGTTGACCCGTCATTCTCAGCCGATGCCGCCGCCGCCAGCGTGACCGTAAGGCCCGTAGCCGTGAACGAATCGCCATCGATGCGGTGGAACAGCGTTCCGGTTGGGAACACTCCTGACGAGTTGGGGATCTGGTCAGCTCCCAAGATCCGCACGATTGGCGAGGTTGTCACGGTCGCCGCGTAGGCGATGCGTGCCCGGATCATCAGCCGCGTGCCCTGCGTCACGATGCCGGGAATGACGAACGCAGACGACACGCTGATAGGGTTCAGCAGTTCGGCAGCGGTGTTCGCCTGTTCCGCGTCCGTGTGGACCTGGATCCACTTGCCGAACATGTTGCTTTGGAACATCACATCGGGACCGCCCTGTTTGATGTCCGGACCAACGTATACGGGTGCCGCCATGTGTTAGCTCCTTAGGTGAAACCGACCGGCCCACGTTTCCATGAGCCGGGGGTGAGAGAAACAGAGGAGGATTACAGCACGATGCGACCGAGGAGCGAAGAGGACGCACCAAGGTTCTGTGCTGCACCGCGAGCGATTTCGGTAGATCCGTTGACACCCTGAGCAGGATTCAGGCCGATCCACACCGCACCGTACAGCGTTGCCGCTGCGCCGGGGGTGCAGGAAACACGCAGATACCGCTTGCGTGATCCGCCGAGTTCAACGTGGAACAGCCAGAGCTTGTTGTCGCCGCCTGTTGCCAGAGGAAGATCTACGCCACTGAATCCGCCGTTCGTCACGTTCGACCAGTCTGAGTTGTTGTCAGACTCTTCGATCTTGAGAACGGTCGTATCTGCGGCGACGTTGCCGAAGGTCACGATGCACGCGGCTTCACCGAGTCCACCGAGAACGGACGTATCGAATGCGGTGCCCGTATTGGCTGCACCGTTGATGTCGAGCGGACCACCCGTTGAGGTGCCGCCCTTGAAGTATGCGTTGAGAAGGGTTTTCATGTGTCAGTTTCCTTTGCGTTGGTGGTCTATCAGGCCGTCTTGAATCCGACGATGGGGCCGTAGGTCGAACCGCGACCGTCGCCATGGATGTTCACGTTGAACCGGCTGGTGCCGCGAACGGCGATGCTGTCGGAACTGAACAGGGCATGTTCGCTCGTAGCGATACTGAGCATCTGACGATCTCCAATCATCGAGCCGCCTTCGAAGTCACCGAAGTAGCAGGGGAAGTGCGTTGAAGATGCAGCCGAAACGGTCGGCATGACCTGAGAGAACACAACGTCGTAGCCCATGAACGTTCCGCCGCCGAGGTTGCCGGTTGCGATGTCCTTGAACTGGCTGCTGGCCTTGTCCAGACGCATCATGACCTGCACGAAGAACTGACGGGTGCAAGCAAACTTCAGACGAGCCGCGTTCACGTTCTCAACCGCACCCATCAGCAGGGCGAAGTGGTCCTTGGTGATCGAAGCCCATGCAGCCGCCGTGATGTACGCGGCGGAGGGCAGGGCACCGGCCAAGCCGACCTGACCGGCGTATGTGCTGGTGCCGTTGCCGAGGAAGTACGCCTGATCAATGGCGATGGACTCCGCTTCTGCAATGGTGCGGGCGATGTCGTCAGGCACGTTGATTGCCGAATCGTTGAAGAGTTCGTTGCTCATGCTCATGAGAACAGCGTACTTCTTCGCCGTCAGCGTCACGTTGCCGTAGCTGTTGTCGGTCACACTGAGCGTCGAACCTTCACCGGTAGGGCTCATCGACACGATGCCCGTCTTGCGGGGGTACACGGCAGACTCGCTGCTCATGGGGACCACGTTGGCGAGCCGCTTGGCCGCACCGTACTGCTCGGTCAACCAGATCAACTGCGGCACGAACACCTGCGGAACCAACGCACCGCCGAGCTGCTGGTTGTACTCAACCTGGCCCTTACGGCAGATGTCGATGTCGGCCTTCTTGGCCGGGTAGTCGTACTGGCCTGCGACCGACAGACGAACCCACGCCTTGAAGGTCATGGCCTCGTCGAAGTCGTTGAATACCGCGGTGCCTTCACGAACCTTGCGTTCGTACGCCTTCCGCTGGCCGTTGCCAACGTTGAACATCTTGGGGCTGCGGTCGGAAACTTCGGCATCACCGTGCGGCGAGGTGCTGCCCTTCGCGTCAGCGATGATCGACTTCCGCTGAGACTCGCTCAGTGCGGTGTCGGCATCGTCGCCAGCGAGGGTCAGGATCGACTTGGCCGACCAGACTGCATCGACGTTGATCGGGTTGCCGTCCGAGCCGTTGATTTCAACGCCTTCGGCAGCGAGCTTGGCGACAAACGCCTTGGTGGTTTCGAGAGTGGGGGTGGTTTCGGTGAAACCGTTGTTTCGGATGAGTGAGATGAGGCCCTTGCGATTCATGGAGAGATTCCTTCCCTTGCGGGTTTGGTGTATCTCTGCTCATGCTGGAGAGTGGGTGAACGGTGGCCGACGCGGCGAGCGTTCCCGAGTCTCTGCGAGTCGCAGGGTCTATTCGGTTGAACCCGGCATGTGAGCGTGTTTCTCAACGTGCCGGGGAGGAGACAATGCCCTACATTGTACCCACGATGTCAGGTCAGGATCAGAATCCGCTTGGGCTTGATTCCGAACCGCTTGACCACATCCGCCGAAACGTGAGCGTCGATCAAAGCCTTGCGTGATTTCTCGGCCACCACTTCCGCCGCGGCGAGGTTCGTCGAGACTTGGCGACAGGTCACGTTCATCGGCAGGGCCGTGTACGACACCTC